AGACGAAGTTCAACAAGAAATGGACGAATGCGGCATGGGTCCTATGAGTATGCCTTCTATGAGCAAACAACAAGACAATGTCAGTATGAATGTCAGCATGAATGGTTCAGGTAGTGGCGGCATCAGAGATTTAATGAACATTCTTCGCAATTTAGAGCAAGGTGCTGACGATCATGATCATTCACATGATGACGATGATATCGTAATGCCTGGATTATCCATAATGAAAAAAGAGCCGATGTTAGGCGATGAATATGCCAATAGTCCAGACGTAGCAATGGGCACAGATAATTTCCCAATAGATACGGGCGACGATTTACACAAGCCTAAAGATAGCTATAGTGACAAACCTTACAGGGGCGATAATCCTATGGCATTAGAAGGTATCAAAAATAGACTAGACACTCTTTATAATAATATTAAGAATCAATAATATGCATTCGTGCATTCAAAGCGGGCCCTGAGCCCGCTTTTTTATTGTAAATAAGAGTATGGCAAGTAAAAGTTTAGATGGTGTCTTAACTAAAAAGGCACATACAAAAGAATCCTTTACTGAATTGCAAATTCAAGATTTGCTACAGTGTGCTGATGACAGCCAGGGATATCATTATTTTTGTAATAATTTCTTTTATATTCAGCATCCTGTAAAAGGTAAGATGCTGTTCGAGCCTTTTGAATATCAAAATAGATTACTAGATGCATATCACGGACACAGGTTTAATATTAATATGTTACCCCGTCAGATGGGTAAGACAACTTGTGCAGCAGGATACTTATTGTGGTATGCAATGTTTCACCCGGACCAGACCATTCTAATCTCTGCACACAAATATACAGGCTCGCAGGAAATCATGCAACGTGTGCGTTATGCATATGAGCTGTGTCCGGACCATATTCGCTGCGGCGTAATTAATTATAACAAAGGCAGCATTGAGTTCGACAACGGTAGTCGTATTATATCAACTACAACTACTGGTAATACTGGTCGTGGTATGAGTATCTCGCTACTGTATTGTGATGAGTTTGCGTTTGTTCCTCCAAACATCGCTGATGAGTTTTGGACTTCTATATCGCCGACACTGGCAACAGGTGGTAAGGCAATTATTACCAGTACACCTAATAGCGATGAAGATACGTTTGCTAATATATGGAAAGAAGCAAATAAAAAATTTGACGAATACGGCAATGAACAAGAAGTAGGAATTAATGGATTCTTTCCGTTCACATGTCTTTGGAGCGAGCATCCAGATAGAGATGACGCATGGGCAACACAGGAAAGAAGTAGAATTGGCGAAGAAAGATTTAGACGAGAATACAATTGCGAATTTTTAGTTTATGACGAGACATTAGTTAATAGCATCTGTTTAGCTGGGTTAGAAGGTAAAGCTCCTATTATGAACATGGGGCAAACTCGATGGTATAAACAACCTAGCAAAGACTTTATCTATGCTGTAGCTTTAGATCCTGCATTAGGAACCGGAGGAAATAGTGCAGGTATACAGGTATTTGAATTACCTAACTTTGTTCAAGTAGCTGAATGGCAGCACAATTATACACCTATACAAGGACAGATTAGAATTCTAAAAGAAATCTTAAAATATATTGAAGAGTCTGTTGGATCTGAGAATTCTAGTAATATCTACTGGAGTATTGAAAATAATACTGTGGGCGAAGCAGGACTAGTGTGTATTAGAGATATAGGCGAAGAAAACTTCCCAGGATTATTTGTCAGCGAACCCATAAGAAAAGGGCATGTTAGAAAGTTTAGAAAAGGGTTTAATACTACACACAAAACTAAAATTTCAGCCGCCGCGAGATTAAAATACTTAATAGAATCAGGTAAAATGAAATTATATAGTAAGCCTCTTATTTCTGAACTTAAATCCTATGTAGCTTCTGGAATAACATTTAAAGCCAAAGAGGGCGATTGGGACGATTTAGTCAGTGCTTGTTTATTAATTGTACGTATGAGCGAAATTCTAGCAGATTGGGACAGCAGAGTGTTTGATTCTTACAGTACAAGCGACGGTGTCGACGAGGATTTCGAGCCTCCAATGCCCATTTTCGTTTCATCAGTACTCGGATAAATATCAGTATGGATAAAAATCTTAATTTAATAGCTAGCGAACTTTTTGGAAAAATTAGAACTCAATTTCCACAAATTTCAATGAAGGACGAAAAGGGCGATCCTACAGATACTGAGGAACTAGCCCGAAGTTTTAGTTTTGACTTTAAAGTTAAAAATCAAGTATTGGGTAGCGTAGATATCGATCTAAGCGATAAGGACGGACTAGTAGTTATTTTTAGTAATGATCTTATAGATGATCAAGGTTCTAATGTTAAAACTCAATGGTTCAATTTTTTAAAAGAATTGCGAGAATTTGGTAAGAAAAAGTTTTTACAATTTGAGATCCGAGACATTTCTAAAAGTAATTTAGATAAACGAGATTATGAATATTTGGCTTCGAAAAAGCAGGGAGATATGGCAATGAGTGAAAGTAAGTTATGGGGAAATAACAAAACAAGTTATCAAGATTTAGGAGAAACTAGGCTTATTATTAGACATAGCCAGCCCGTGAATCTTAATATCCCTGCTGGTAGAACAATGCATATTGAAAGCATTTATGTAGAAAATTCTCATGGAGAAAGATTTCTATATCCACACAAACATCTAAATGGAGCCCGAGCTTTAGCACAGCACATTGCACATGGTGGCACTCCGTACGATGATTTAGGAAAACATGTTATTAGTTTAAGCGAAGAATTAGGTAGTTTAAGAAAATTTAAAAACTATGTAACAAGAACTCCAATGGTGGCAGAAGCTATGAACACCATTAATGAAAAAGTTTTAGAAAGAATAGATCAAATTAAACAAGAGATTCACGATTTACAGAAAAAATCACATTATGAATCTTTTGTAGAAAGTTTTACGAAAAAAGAAACACAAGAAATTCCAGAAGAAATAGTTAACGATTGGATCGAACGTCTGACTATTAAAACATTTAATGAAGAATTAAAAAATGTTTTTCCTTATATCTACAATTTAGTAGACGAAAATTCTTTACCAGTTAAAGAAGTTAATTTAGATGATTTATTATCTCAAACAGAAGAATCAACATTTAATTATAGAATTTCAGAATTAAATTTAGAAAGTCAATACGAACAAGCACTTAATTACATTTTAGGTGAAAGCGAAGATATCTTTAGTAAAAATCAAGAAGCACAAACTGCTGCTATTGAAAAACTAAATGAACTAGTTGCACAAGAACTTCCTGTCGGAACGGATGGTACTAATGCGATTGAAAGTTTAAAAGGTATAATTGATGATAAAGAATTAAATGATATATTAAAAGAATTATCAGATATTAATCCAGATACAGATGCTAGAGAAATATTAAAAGATTATATTAAGATTAAAGACGAAGAAAATGGTACAGATGTTTTAAATCAAATTAATTTTGGAGAAGCACCTGCTGAACCAGCAGCGACACCTCCAGAACAAGAGGCACCAGCTGAGCCTGCACCAGCACCAGCAGCACCTGCCGAACCAGCTCCGGCTCCAGCAGCACCACCTAGCATGCCAATGACACCAGGTGTAGCTATGTCGGAAAATTTAAAAAGAGTAATCGAGAGGGCTAAAAAAGCCGGTATGCAAGCTGAAGATACTTTTAATATTTTTGGAGAAGAGATTACATTAGCAGATGCAATTCAACGTGTTGGATTAGATTTAAACGAGTTTTTCGATAGTGGATACAAAGACACTGGAGACGAAGTTGTTGAATTTGTTCGAAGTATGTTCGATCAAGACGGAAATACCCCAAAAGGTCCAACCGGAGTTTTGATTTCAGTCGAAAAGAAATTCGGCGAAGAAGCATTAGAAAAAGCCAAGCATATCATGAACGAACTAATGACACAGGCCGAAATGAAAAGAATTCAAGAATTATCCGGAATCGCACAACCTCAAGAAGGTGCAGTAGACGATTTGGCATTTGGTGCTGGAAAAATTGCTGGTAAAGTTCAAAAAGGTGCGACAGATGCAATGGGCAAACTGCGTCAAGGTGTGTCAGACATAGCAAGTAACTTCCAATCTGGCCGTAATGCCGGAATGGGGCAAGGTTCCATGCCTGCTGCAAATCAAGCAGATCAACCAGCTCCTCCAGGACAAGGTGCTCAACCATATTCTGGATCAGGACAAGGTACAACTGCACCGGGTGGGCAAGGGCCAAGGCCAAGTCAGCCAATGCCGAAACCGAAGCCAATGCCGAATCAAGGACAAGCAGCTCGAGAAGATTTGGACGCTATGTTGAGAATCGCTGGTTTAAGATAATGGTAAAATAAATCAAAAAAAGAGTGTTAAATCTCTTGCAAGACTAAATAAAAACGCATACAATACACCGTATGCGTTTTTTGTTTTAGAGGGTTCTAGAACAAACTAAAGGCAAATATAGGCTAACAATAGGAGATAATCATGGCTACATTAGCAGAAATTCGTGCGAAACTTAAAGAGCAAGAAACCCGCAGCAGCGGCGAATCAAAAGGCGGAGATAATTCAATTTATCCGTTCTGGAACTTAAAAGAAGGTTCCGAATCCACAGTACGTTTTCTTCCAGATGGTAATTCAGACAACACATTCTTTTGGGTAGAACGTGCAATGATCAAACTTCCTTTCGCAGGAATTAAAGGTCAAGCAGAAAGTAAACAAGTCACAGTTAATGTCCCTTGCATGGAAATGTATGGCGAAACCTGTCCTATTCTTTCAGAAGTTCGCGGATGGTTTAAAGACCCAAGTCTCGAAGACCAAGGTCGCAAATATTGGAAGAAACGCAGCTATATCTTCCAAGGATTTGTTGTAGAAGATGGTTTGAAAGAAACTGAAAAATCAGAAAATCCAATCCGTAGATTTATCATTGGTCCTCAAATCTTCCAACTAATTAGAGGTGCATTACTTGATCCAGAAATGGACGACTTGCCAACTGATGCTGTGAATGGTGTTGATTTTAAACTTATCAAGACCAGCAAAGGTGGTTATGCTGACTACTCTACTAGTAAATGGAGTCGTCGCAGTCGCCCACTAGACGACAAAGAAGCCGCAGCTCTTGAAGCACACGGTTTGTTTGATCTCAAGGATTACTTACCTAAGAAACCTACTGATGTAGAAATCAAGGTTATTAAAGAAATGTTCGAAGCTAGTGTAGATGGCGAACCGTTTGATATGGAACGTTGGGGACAATACTTTAAGCCAGCCGGCATGAGCCAAGTAACAGGTGATCCTGTGGCTAAAGCTAGTCCGCCGAGCAATCCTCAAACAAGTTCAGACTTAGATGACGATCCTCCGTTCGAAACAGAAACACCTGCACCAAAGAAAGAATCAGCATCGACTACTTCAAGTGCTAGTAAAGCAGAAGATATTCTTGCAATGATTCGCAATCGTCAGAAGTAATTGTAGATAAGTAGAGTGCTGGTTGTCAGCACTCTACAATTACTATGGACTGGAAATTAATTGAAAAAGCTCAATGGAAGTTACGTCAACATCCATTGACATCTCGACAAAGCATAGGATGTGTTGAAGATCTTCATGTGTTCATGGAGAATCATGTATATGCTGTATGGGACTTCATGTGTTTAACAAAACAACTTCAACACCATTTGGCACCTTCGGGCTCTACATGGTCTCCTATCTATTCGGCCAGTGCAAGACGATGGATAAATGAAATAATATTAGGAGAAGAAAGCGATATAACAATGAATAACAATGGCTATCTAAGTCATTTCGAAAGTTATATCCTTGCTATGAAAGAAATTGGTATAGACACTTCTTGGATAGAACAATGGCCTTCCTTAGTATCAACTATAGGATGGGAAAATGCACTAACACATCCTAAAGTGCCTAACCCTGCAAAATATTTTATGTCGCAAACTAAAAAGTTTGTGGACAGCGACAAACCTTGGATTATTTGTTCTGCTCTAGCATTAGGAAGAGAAGAATTACTTCCTGAACAATTTCAATCAGTTTTAGAGCAGTTAGAAGCAGCACAAATACCTAGTGAATATTTTAAATGGTATTTGGCAAGACATGTTACTATAGATTCAAACGATCACGGTCCTGCTGCAAGACGTCTTTTAGAAGAACTATGCGGCGACGATGAATCGAAACATCAAGAAGCTACAGATGCAGCACTACAAGCAATTAAAGCGAGAGAAAAGTTTTGGGATTTAATTATTCAAGAAAATTATATTGTTTAAATTTTCTATTGACAGGCATCGATTTACATATTATTATAAGTGAAAAGGAAAAATTATGGCAAAAGCATTCGACTTAACAAAATTTCGTAAAACATTAACAAAAAGTATTGATGGACTCGGCGTAGGTTTTAATGATCCTACTGATTGGATTAGTACTGGCAACTATGCGCTGAACTATCTTATCAGCGGAGACTTTCATCGCGGTGTCCCGCTCGGCAAAGTAACTGTATTTGCAGGAGAAAGCGGTGCTGGAAAAAGTTATATCTGTTCCGGTAACTTAGTAAGACACGCACAAGAACAAGGTATCTATGTTATTTTAATTGACAGCGAAAATGCATTAGACGAGGATTGGCTCAAAGCATTGGGAGTTGATACCAGTGAAGATAAGCTTCTTAAACTTAATATGGCTATGATCGACGATGTTGCTAAAACTATCAACGAGTTCATGAAAGAATATAAGACTATGGAGGATCGTCCTAAAGTCTTATTTGTTATCGATAGTTTAGGAATGCTGTTGACACCAACTGATGTTAATCAATTCGAAGCAGGAGACTTAAAAGGTGATATGGGTAGAAAGCCTAAGGCACTTACGGCATTGGTTCGTAACTGTGTTAATATGTTCGGTAGTGCTAATGTTGGGTTGGTGGCTACAAATCACACATACGCTAGCCAAGATATGTTCGATCCAGATGACAAGATTTCAGGAGGACAAGGGTTCATTTATGCAAGTTCTATTGTGGTTGCCATGAAAAAACTAAAACTCAAAGAAGACGATGACGGCAACAAGATTAGTGAAGTGCGTGGTATTCGTGCTGCTTGTAAGGTTATGAAGACACGCTATGCTAAACCTTTTGAAGGTGTACAAGTTAAGATTCCTTACGAAACAGGAATGAATCCTTATAGCGGGTTAGTTGACTTGTCGGAGTCAAAAGGATTACTTAAAAAAGATGGAAATAGACTGTCATTCACTACAAATGACGGAGAAATTATTAAATATTATCGCAAAGAGTGGGAACGTAACGAAGAAGGTTGTTTAGATAAAGTTATGTCCGACTTTGCTAATTATAAACCGGTCGAAACCGAGGAGCTCGTAGAAAATGAATGAGAATCAAATAGCCGATATTTGGATGTTGTTCAAAGAATATTTAGATAAAAAAACTATTGATTTAGCAGCAGAACGGTATATTGATCTGTTAGCTGATCACGGAATAAGTGATAAAATCATAGGTTCGGCAGTAGGTTATGATGATACGTTAGACGCGGCAATAGAATACTACCTAGATGAAGAAAACGAAGATGGTGAATACGACGAAGATAACTGGGACTTCGATGACGAAGATAGATAATGTGGTATTCTAAAGTCAGTAAAGATATATCTTATATCCCCGATGCTGTGGCATACTTTGAAGCCGAATTACTGGTTGCAAAGAATGATAGTCGCATAGCGGGAAATATAGAAAAGGCAGCAGCCAGTATGCCCGGCATCGTGGAACAAAGATATAGTCAATTACAAGAAATAGAAGCAATTTTAGAATATTTAAATATTGAACTACGTCGATTAAAAAGTCAGCATTTTCGTAAATATCTTGAAAATTACCAAAGAGCATTAAGTAGTAGAGATTGCGAAAAATACGTAGAAGGCGAATCAGATGTAGTTGATTTTGAAAAAATCATCAATGAATTCGCTTTGCTTAGAAATAAATGGTTAGGTATTACTAAAGCCCTTGATATAAAACAATGGCAATTATCGAATATCATAAAATTAAGAGTAGCAGGAATGGAAGATGCCACTCTTTAAGTACGCATTCCAGGAAATACTGTTTTTTTAAATTTTTGATTATCTAAATCTATAGTTTCGAATAATTTTATTTCAAGTCCTAATTGTTTTACTAAAGCATTTAAAGCATTTGTATCTTTAGGTAAGCACATACCTCCATATCCTCTTAGATTGTCATTTACATCTAAATAGTGCGAGCTTGCTGTTCCTCTTTTTAGATATGCATCTTTTACACTACTATAATCTGCTCCAAGCTTATTGCAAATTTCAAACATGGAATTAGCAAAAACTACTCTTAGAGCATTAAAGACATTAGAATAGTATTTTAACAATTCTGCCTCAATTGGACGTAATTTTACGGTGTGTTTAGGTATTGCTCCATGACATTTTACAATTAATTGAAATATTTCTTCATCATCTGTACCTACTACTAAAAGATCATGATTTTCAACAAAATCTTCATTAGCACATCTTTCTCTTAAAAATTCAGGAACATAACAGATTCTTAGATTAGAGTTGTTAATTAAATTTTGAGTAGTTCCTGGCATTGTAGTAGACTTTAATGCAACTACTCCATTATAACTTAAATTTTCTAAATCTGTAATCACTTGCAGTATATTGGATATATCACAAGATCCATCTGCATCTTCGGGCGTAGGAACACAAACAAATATAATATCACAATTAATTAAATTATTAAGATCAGACTTAAATTTTATATCATGTATACATACTTCATATCCTATTAGTTCAAATCCATATTTACAAGCAGATCCTACTACTCCTAATCCTATTATACCAATTTTCATAAATTTTCCAATGTAAATTTTATACCTTGTTCTATACTTACAGACGGAACAAAGTTAGTTAATTGTTCAAGTTTAGATAAATCTGCTTGTCTTCTACTTACACTTCCAGGCGGAGCATCTTCTAAAATTAATTCCCCATTTATTTTTAACTCTTTTAAAATAATTTTAGCTATTTCTTCGATAGTACGTTCGTCATTCACTCCAACATTGATGATTTGATTGTTACAGTTGTTATTAAAAATAATATCTATAGTTGCTCTAATAGCATCGGTGATATACATAAAACTTCTAGTGTTCTTCCAACCTTTTAAGGTGAAATCTCCTGTTTTTGCTCTAATGCTGAATTCTGGAATAAAATGATCAACTTGTCCAGGACCATAAACATTATGATATCTGATAATTGTAAAATTTTGTTTGAATTGGTGAAAAACAGAGTAAATTTGTAACTCATTCAGAATTTTACTTCCACCATAACTCCATCTAGGGTTAGATACATCGCTAATAACTAAAGGAACGGTTTCATCAGTAGGAACATTGTAAGAAAACAAATCAATAGCTCCTGCATAACTTTCGCAGGTACCAGTAAAAATGATTTTTTCTACATTTCCTTTATAAAAATCTAAAAGATATTGGGTAGACAATATGTTATCTCTTATAACATCGAATGGTTGTAAATAGAAGTATTTGGTACCATTAAAAGCAGCCAGATGTACAACAAGGTCAACTTCGGGTAATTCCCTAAAAGTTTCTAATTTGCACAGATCGGTGCCTAATTTTTTATCCACTCTAATTACAGAATGCCCTAAAACGGTTAGAGCAGCACATAGATGTTTTCCTATAAATCCTTCGCTTCCAGTTACTAATATTTTTTTCATGCTGTTATTTATTGGCTAAATATGAGCACTTAATGATACTTGATATGAATAAAATTGTTCTTGTAACTGGCGGGTTTGATCCCTTACATTCCGGACACATAGCATATTTTAAAGCTGCTAAAATGTTAGGAGATTGTTTGATTGTAGGTTTAAACAGCGACGAATGGCTTGCTCGTAAAAAAGGCCGAGCGTTCATGTCTTGGAACGAACGTCTCTGTGTAATAAACAATCTATCAATGGTAGACGAAGTTTATACATTTAATGATGATGACGGTTCTGCGAAACATTTTATACAACAAGTCCGAGCACATTATCCTAATTCAAAATTGATATTTGCTAATGGCGGCGATCGTACAGCATCGAATATTCCAGAAATGGATATTATAGATGATAACCTAGAGTTTGTGTTCGGTGTCGGTGGAGAAGATAAAAAAAATTCTAGCAGTTGGATATTAACAGAATGGAAGTCTCCTAAAACAGAAAGACCCTGGGGATACTATCGTATATTACACGAAAATGGTAAAGAAGTTAAAGTAAAAGAATTAACAGTAGACCCAGGACAATGTTTGAGTATGCAAAAACATGAACATAGAGCAGAACATTGGTTTATAGTCGAAGGTACTGCTGAAATTTATACAATCAATAGAAGCACTGACCAAGAATTAATCGGAGTGTTTCACAAGCATCAAAGTTTACATATTTCTAAAACCCAATGGCATCAATTATGTAATCCAGGAAATGTACCTTTAAAAATTGTAGAGATACAATACGGAGAAGATTGTAAAGAAGAGGACATAGAAAGAAAATGAAAGTATTTATAGGTTGGGATAGTAGAGAAGATATTGCTTATCAAGTTTGTAAGCATAGTATCGTGACTAGAACAGAAAGCAATGTTGAAATTATACCAATTATACAAAAAGACCTTAGAAAGCAAGGTCTGTATACACGCCATCATGATGTTTTAAGTTCTACAGAGTTTACATTTACAAGATTTTTTGTTCCTTACTTAACCAAATTTGAAGGTTGGGCACTTTTTTGCGATTGTGATTTTCTGTTCTTAGATGATGTTAAAAAATTATTTGACTTAGCTGAAAAAAATCACGATAAAGCCGTGATGGTAGTTAAACACGACTACAATCCTGAACAAACAATGAAAATGGATGGCAAGGTACAATATCCATATCCTCGAAAAAATTGGAGTAGTTTAATCTTATGGAATTGCGCTCATCCTAAAAATAGCCAACTAACTCCTGATATTCTTAATATTAGAACCGGAGCATGGTTACACAGATTTCAGTGGCTCAATGATGAAGATATCGGTGATATCTCTGTAGAATGGAATTGGTTAGTCAATTGGTATCACGAACCTACTGACGGTTCGCCTAAAGCTTTACATTATACAGAAGGTGGACCTTGGTTTGATCATTACATGAAAACCGAGTATGGTGCTCACTGGATTAAAGAAAAATACGAATACTTAATGTCGACAGAAAAAAAAGCCGAGCCTGAAGTAGTAATGGCGCCGTCTAAATACGACAATCTACCAGAACAAATTTATGATGTATTTGACGACATATTAAAATACAGAGTTGATCCATCAGGTTCGTATTATGAAGTAAAAATAGATAATATAACAGAAAAAATTAAACAGTTAGACACTAAGACAATTATGTCTACTGATAGTGAATTTAGATTTTTTGAGAAAAAAG